ACATATAATATAAAAAAAACATTAATTGTTTTATTTGAAGTGTTTTTTTTATATAAACATCTTTATAGAATATTTATAGCATAAAATATTTAATTAATTTTTATATAGTATTTTAAAAAAAGATTGTAAAGGACTTCCGGGCTTAATTCTTGGCTGCGACTATTTAAGACATCTTCATTGAAATTCATTTTAAGTGATTCAGGAATACCCTGATGTTTTATTTTTTTTCGAGGATGAGAGAACATAATTCCTAAAAATTTTTTAAATTCATCTAATAGGCTAAAATCAATTATAGTGATAGTTTTTTTTTTAAATTCTATCACTCGTGAAAATACTTTTGGTTGAGGAACAAATTCAAATGGGGCTACTTTTTCATGCAATGTAATATGAAAAAGCAATTGACTAATAACCGATATCGGGCCATAAGTGCTTCCGGATTTTTTAGCAATTTTTTGCGCTACCTCCTCTTGTACCATCATTATTACCATATTGATAGAGTTATACCAGCTAAAAATTTTTTGAATTATGCTGTAAGTTATATTATAGGGAATATTTCCTATTATATTATACTGTTCATTTTGTTTTATTTCGTGGATTAAAATGTCTTGGTTATGGATTATGATTGATGATTCTTTTTTGACATACTCATCTTTTACAAATTTAGCCCATTTTGTATCATATTCAACTATATGAAATTCTTTATATTCTTTATCTTTAATGTATTTAGTAAGGGCTCCATTTCCACATCCAATTTCTAAAATTATAGAATCTTTTGTATTGACCAGGTGTTGGGTGATATCATATGCTAAAATAGTATTATACAAAAAATTCTGTCCTAATGATTTTTTTAATGTTTTTTCTAATTTTTTTTTCATATTTAACTATATTTTTTATATTTATTATAACATGATTATAATTATATGTTTAGTCTAGATTTCTCTTTTTTTTTATATTGGGTTACTTGATATATTGATTTAAAATAATATTATGAAAAAAATGTCTAAAAAATTGTTGACAGAATATTTTAATTTACTTAAAATGAATTAAGTATAAGTAAAAACAATGTGCGTGTATTAGATTCTATTTTATTTGATACATAATATCTATGAGGCTGATTAAATATGAAAATTACAGAAGTAAAAATATATCCAGTAAAAAGTCAAGAAAAAGATAAAAGATTAAAAGCATATGTAACAATTGTTTTTGAAGATGCTTTTATTGTAAGAGATTTAAAAATTATATTAGGAAATGATGAAAATTTATTTGTTTCGATGCCTTCTAGAAGATCTAAGTATGGTTCTTTTAAAGATATTGCACATCCTTTAAATTCAACTATGAGAAGTGAAATCGAAACAGCTGTTTTTGCTGAATATGAAAAATCTAAAAATTCTACTGAATCAACATCATATGATATTGATTAAATAATAATTTTATAGTATATTAATTAAGTAGTAAGTTTTAATTATTTTATTATATAAATAATAATGGGGTGTAGCCAAGCGGTACGGCATCAGGTTTTGGTCCTGACATGCGGAGGTTCGAATCCTTCCACCCCAGCCAGTTTATTGAATAGGAAAAATAGATTAATTCATTTTTCCTATTTTTTTTTATATCTATTATTATTATTATTATTATTTATAGTACTAATATTTAACGCGTAATTATCTTCCTCGCCATACTTTTATGATTGCCGTATCATAACCTCGTTGTCTTAAAGTATTTGAAGCTGATTCTAAATTGTTATTTTCTGATTCAAATGCTCCAGGATATTTTATAATATTTCCATAATTAGAACAATTCTCATTATCAAATAATCCCTCATAATATAATACTATCCCAAACACTCTCTCAAATGCTTCTCTATCTTTTCTTGTTCTAATTGATAAAGCAAGTAATGAAAATAATTTATATTCCTCTTCAATATACTGTATAGTTGATAAGCTACAAATAGTAGTTGCTCCAAAACATCCATACCATTTAGTATCTGTATCTGTAGCGAATGCTTGTAATTCTGTATTATTTTTAAGCATTGAAATATAATTACTAATTTTTCTAAAATCATTAATGCCACCACCATCAAAATGCCAATGAAATTTAATATCTCCCTCTAATTCATTATCCCTAAATGGTCTATTAATAAACATACTATCGTGTAAAAATATCATTCTATCTGCCCATTTATACTTTAAAAAGTAATAATATGGTAAAATCTCTCCTGCACCATTAAAATCACTCTTCATAATTTCGGTATTATTTAATTTCCCATCTACTGTATTTATTGTCGAATTATCATCAATAATTATAATTCTATTTGTATAGAACTTTCTAATAGAATTATATGAAGAAATCCACAAATCATTATCACGAGTTGTTTTAATATGTCTTAAAATTACAAATACATATGATTTATCTCTAAATCTAAGTTCAAATGCATTTGAATTTAATGAACTATCAATCTTTTTATTAACATATTGTCGTGGATTTACAGGCGGTTCATCTTTAATTTTTTTAATATCACTATCTCGATTATCTCGACTTTTAATGATAAATTCATTTTGTGAGACTTCTTGATATGATTCAGATGCAATAATTTCAGGTCGAGCTACTCTTGGAATTATTGTGGGTCTTAGACTTTCAGGGATTTGTGAAATATCACGTTTTCTAGGAATTCCACGATTAGACCAAGATGACATTTATAATCGCATTTATATTTTTTATCAATTATTTACTCATAAAATGAAAAGTCAGACATACGATTTTTAATTTCAGATTCAATTATTTTAAGTTCCGTATAGCTTTCAAAATATTGTGTAAAATCTTTAATAGTTTTTGGTGTATTTTCAAGTTGTATTTTAGAACCAATATCAATTACCCTATTCAGAACATCAGCCAAATATACGATATCTTTTTCTTTAAATCCTCTTGTTGTAATAGCAGGAGTTCCAATACGAATTCCAGATGGATTTAATGCAGAAACATCTCCTGGAATTGTATTCTTATTTACAGAAATCCCAACATAATCTAGAATCTTTTCAGCCTTGCCTCCTGAAATGCCTTTATTTCGTAAATCTACTAGCATTAAATGATTATCAGTTCCTCCTGTAATAATTTTAAATCCATATCCTTCTAATTCTACTGCTAATCTCTGAGCATTTTGACGAACTTGTTTAATATATGTCTTAAATTCAGGAGTTTGCACTTCTAAAAGCTGAGTTGCTACAGCGGCAATTTGATTTTCGTGAGGGCCTCCTTGTAATCCAGGAAATACTGCATCATTTATTTGTTGTTCCAACTCTTTTTTATAAAAAATAATTCCTGCACGTGGCCCACGCAGACTTTTATGTGTTGTAGTTGTTACAACATCGCAATATTTAAATGGTGATTTCATTTGTCCAGTTGCTACAAAACCACTAATATGTGCAATATCTGCCATTAAATATGCACCGTGTTTTTTAGCTACATTACTGAATCGCAGATAATTAAAATCACGTGAATATGCACTCGCACCACAAATAATTAGGCGTGGTTTCACAGCATCAGCCAGTTTCTCAAGTCCATCATAATCAATCCATCCTGACGAATCTACCTTATATGGAATAGATTCATAATATACAGATGTTCCTGAAATGCGTTTCTTTTCAGTCATAAAGCCATGTGTTAAGTGACCACCAGAAGGTAAATCAAGCCCCATAATTCTATCATGTGGTTTCAATAATCCTAAGTAGACAGCTAAGTTTGCTACACTTCCTGAATAAGGTTGGACATTGCACCCCCATTCTTCTGGATTTAAACCATATGCATTTAAAGCACGACTTATACATAATTTTTCAATCTTGTCAATTACTTCGTTTCCACCATAATATCTTTTACCAGGCAGTCCTTCTGAATATTTATTTGTAAGAATAGAACCAAGACAATCTAATACAGCCTGTGATGTGAAATTCTCAGATGCAATCAATTCAATACCTGTTCGTTGTCGTTGTTTTTCTTCTTGAATCAAGTCAAACAATTCAGAATCAACTAATTCTAATCCACTATTCATAATATAATTAGCATATTAATGAATCTTTACATTCGCATTGAATGAGGGGGTGCAAATATTATTGAATGGATATTCTATCATATATTTTTTTTAAATCCTCAGAATCCCATATAATATCTGGAGGGCTTTCTGGATATGCATCGTATGGAATACTATTTTCAGTTGGTTTTTCTAAGCTTAATAGCTTCTTTAAAGAATACAGTCGTCGTTCCAAAGGGTTTTTTATATGTTTAAATTGTGTGCGCCCCAGTTGTTTCCATCGCCATTCAATTTGTAAAGCAGTCCGCCATTCTGGAATAAATGTTATATAACACGCTCGTTTCCAAGTTAATCCCTGTCCAACACGCATTGTCGTAGCTTTTGCTCCACCTGATATTTCACCATTGTGTTGGCGTAATCGCCTATCTGGATCAATTGTAGCCCCAATATATGTATAATTATCCGTATAAAGTAAATAGCAACATATTTTCATTCACTACTTGTATAAAATATTATTCTTTATATGCAACTTAAAGAATAATATTACAATTATTTTAATATGAAAGTTCTAGTATTTGGGGCAAAAGGATGGATTGGTCGACAATTTATTTCAAATACGTCACATGAAACGATTGAAGCAACTACACGACCCGAAAATTACGAAGACGCATTAAATGAAATTAAGAATATTAATCCAGATTGTGTTATTTCATTTTTAGGTCGTACTTATGGAAAAGATAAGAATGGACAACTTATTCCAACGATTGACTATTTAGAAGAGCCTGGAAAACTGTATGAAAATATGAGAGATAATTTCTACGCACCATTTAATCTTGCAAATATTTGTGAAAATTTAAATATTCATTTTATATATCTTGGAACAGGGTGTATTTATTCATATACATCAAATCAAAGGATATTCAATGAAACCGATAAGCCAAACTTTTTCGGTTCAAGTTACTCAACAGTAAAAGGATATACAGATCAGATTCTTCGTAAATTTAACAATACTCTTCAACTTCGTATTCGTATGCCAATTTCAAAGCTATTTAGTGGAAGAAATCTTATTGATAAATTACTCAAATACAACAATATTTGTTCTATTCCAAATTCAATGACTGTATTAGACGATATGTGGAATATTATTGATAAAATGATTAGTGTAAAAGAAACTGGTGTATATAATTTAACTAATCCAGGAACGGTTGAACATAATTGGATTCTTGAAGAGTATAATAAACAATTTGAGTCAAATCATGTATGGAATCTAGTGTCGTATGATGAACAAATGAAATACATTAAATCTGACCGTTCTAATAATGAAATGGATACTAGGAAATTACAAATATTTTGTGAAAAATACGACATTGAATTACTTTCAATTACAGCCTCAATTCGTAGAGCATTACAGAGGCGTTATTTGGATTCAATGAACTAATATATAAATATATAAATGTATAAATGTATAAATGTATGAATATATATTTAGTCTTACAAATTAAATCACTGATGTATCATTCCATACAGATATATTTTGTTTTATTCCAATGCTTTTAATTTCTTTAAAATCATATTTCATATAAAAAGGTAATATACACTCTAAATCACTTGTGCAAACAGAATTATTATTTCTATTTTCATAAATATTATTCAATGCATTTAAATAGTTATATATATAATTACTGTTAATATAATAAAATGAATTGTAGTAATAATCTCTATCTTTAACATTGTAATTTTTACAAAATACATTATCAGATGTATATTGTGTAATATCAAATATATCGGTAATCGTATATCTTCCTGATATTTTGAATATGTTTCCTATTGGAATATTATTATTCTGTATAAACTTAAATATCTCGAGTAATTGACATACTTCTGAAATACCCTTATAAGGTAAAACATCTGTCATATAGTTAATAGAATCGTTATTAGTATCATTAATAAATACATCTACTTTACCATTAATAGTATCATACATATTTTTTAGTAATACTGAATTGTCGTACAATATTATTTGTGAATTAGGTATAAATTTACGAATACTATCAATTGTATCAAGTGTTTGACTATATCTTTCTTCTGCAGTATAAATGCTACGTGTATTAATATTTGATAATTTATTTTTTGATACAATAATTTTTGAAGTAATTAGTACTGTATTAATTTTACTGTTTATATTAAATGGATTTATAGGGATGTTTCTAATAACGTTTACAGTATTGTTAGAAAATACATATTTGTATCCAAACGGAATTTTGGTTTTTAAACAAATATTTTTAAGTACTTTCAAGTTATTCTCTATCACGTAATTTAAAAATATTTTATACTTATTTATTAAATTATATTTTTCTTTTTCAACATTGTTAAAATCATAAATACTGCTAATAGGATCTACTCCAATACAATTATCAATGCAATTAATTCTTTCTTTAACTGCGCCTATATTTGTATAGAATATAGGTAATTCTGTATTAATACCGTGTGTCAACGAATAACAATATGTTTCCATCCATTTGTTAATATATAATAAGCCATTAATTTTTTTATCTTTAACAATTTTATAAATATCTTTCTCATCATACGAATTGTAAATATTAACACTATTATTGATAAACTTAATACTATCTGTAAATATATGATATTTAATTTTATAGTGCAAATATGTATTTATTTTAAATATTTCCATTAAATATTCATATCCTTTGCATTCTGATATTCTTGAAATTACCGCAATATTAATAATTTTAGATGACGAGTTATTATCAGCATTATCATTAATTATACTATTTGCGTATATATCAATATGCGGTGATACTATAAAATTTGCAATATCAAGATATTTTATGAAAATATCTTTAATGCATTTTGAAGGGAATATTACTAATTTTGCAATTTTAAATAGTGTTTTAATATTGTCATGTATCTTAATATTATTTGAATCGTTATATATATTGTGATATTGTAATGAAAAATTATTTAAACTTTCGTATGGAGATATATAATAATAATCATGAATAGGAATTATAATTTGCATTTTGTTTTTATTATATTTATGCATTACATCCTGTGCTGTAATATTATTATTAATGAAATATTGTAGTATCAATATATCATTATCTGTAAATACTATTTTGTTTAAATGTTCTCTATTTATTATTTTTATTATTATATAATCATTCTTAAGATAATTAAATAAGTCTAATAAATATTTAAAAGATCCTCCGCCATTATTATCACATATATAGTATAACTTATTCATACTAACATAAGTAAACATATTATTATGAATATATTATAACGCACATCAATTATATTAATTTTAAAATATTCTCCTCAAATACCGTATATTTTTCTACCCAACCTAATTTATTTAATTCAGTTGAATCAATTGAATATCTAAAATCATTAAAAGGTCTATCTTCAACATATTCTAAAAATAAATGGTAATCTGTACTATTTTTAATCATTCTAATAAGAATATGTGCAATATCCATTACTGAATACTCATGTGTAGTACCTATATTATAAATTGAATTTACATTTCCTTTAATATAAATTAATTCGGTTGCGGATGCAACATCTTCTGCCCAAATGAAATTACGTATTGTATTACCTTTTCCATGAATTGGGAGTTTTTTCCCCTCTTTCAGCAATTTAATAAATTTAGGGATTAACTTTTCAGGATATTGATTAAATCCATACACATTATTACAACGAACTATTACAATTGGAAGTTTAAAACTATGATAATATGAGCGGACGATAAATTCGGCGGCTGCTTTTGTTGCAGCATATGGATTTGTAGGATTAAGTAATGAATTTTCGGTACACCCGGGATGCTCAACATCAACTTCTCCATAAACTTCATCCGTTGAAAAATGTAAAAAACGTTTCAATTTACCATATTCTTTTGAAGCCTGAAGTAAAATATGTGTACCATATACATTATCCATTGTATATTGTAGAGAATTATCAAAAGAATTGTCAACGTGACTTTGTGCGGCAAAATGGATAATTCCGTCAATACAATATTCTTCTAAAATATGCATAACAAAATCTTTATTATTTATATTACCTCTAATTAGTTTATAGTTTCTATTCGGTACAATATTTGATTCTTTTGCACAATAATTCATACAGTCAATATTATATATGTTTATATTATCATATTTTGTAAGTATATAATTAATAAAATTGGAACCAATAAATCCACAACCACCTGTTACCAGTATATTCCCGTTCATGTATATATATTATGAGGAAATACTCTTTAAACTTAATACGCTCATTACGGTATTAAAATACTAGGAATTAAAATATTGTGTGATACATCATAATATTTGCGTTGTAATAAATATTTTTAAATATGATTTTGTATTATGAACAGCAGTGATTCAGTGAATAATATAATCATAATAACTACAAAATGTATTGAATCTATTGCGATATCAATATATAATATAATAACACATCTTAATAATGAACTAAATGTCAGTATACAATATGTGTTGACTGAAAAAGAATGCGATGAATCAACATTAAATATATTGTATATAATTCTTTATTCATTTGAAATTCATAACAAAATGCCTAAAAGGTATGTAAGTTTCCAAATAGAGCAATTAACATCAAATCATTTTAATAATAAAAAATTAATGCAACTCAAAGGGGCAGAGAGTATATGGGAATTTTCAATAATTAATACATTAAAATATAAGGACTACATACAGTATGATAAAATACTATTTACTATAGTCCCATATTGTGAGATGTATCAAAATATATATTATAATTTTGATAATTGTGAATATGATATTTTATTTTATGGAATAGTTAATGATAGAAGAGTTAAAATAATAAATGAATTAAGTAAAAAATATAAAGTATTCTTCAAGAGTAATTTATTTGGAAAAGAAAAAGAAGAATACATTAAAAAATCAAAAATAATACTTAATTTGCATTACTATAATTTTGCATCACTTGAAACTACAAGAATTAATGAATGTTTACAATATAATAAATTAATATTATCAGAAAACACACAGAATCATAATTTTATTTCTGATGCATTATATGATAATTTAATTATACAGTTTGACGAAATTAAGGATGATTTGTCAAATATCAATAATTTATTTGACAAGTTGGATTACTATCTTATTAAAGATAATTATGAAAAGTATATAAAACAAATTAATAAAACCAATTTAATAGAAACATCTGAATTTTATATTAAACGGGCATTAATGAACATTAAGGGATTATCTATTAACGAAAACTTTACATTCCAATTGCAAGATAAAATATATTGTATAACTAATACAGAAATACAATATAAAATAATTGAATTTAAAAAACAAAACATTAATAAGTCAAATATTGAATATGTAGCAATCATTAAATCCGAAAACATATATAAAAGTTACATTTATACATATAAAAAACTTATTGATAACGCAATATATGTAGGGGCTAAAGATATTTCCATTTGTAATGATACATGTAAAATGTCATTTAATTACGATACAGTATATAATAAGATTAAATTATGTTTAAAAGATATTAAATACGATATATGCATTACATCACTAAATGTCATACCCGATGGTTTTAAAATTCGTAATATTATACAATTTGACGATTTTTATTTTTTAAATATAAATTATTTTGACCTATATTCCCTTACTATATTTAATAATTCTAGTTTTAAACATTTTCAGGATTTGCCAAATAAATTATTATTTGAATCAGATTTAAATATATATCTTGTCTATCCTTTTATTACTAATGAAGATAATAATACGAATCATATTTTAACAAATATGATTAATACATTTATATCTGAAAATAAAAACCAATATATAAAAATTGAATAAGTATATAAATGTATTTAGTCATACAATGTTTCTTAAACGCCCATCTCTTGATAATCCCCCCCAACATATTCCTCCACATCCTTATAATTTCCCTCTAGATGCATTTCAGTTACATGCTATATCTGCCATCTCAAAAGACGAAAATGTGCTTGTTTGTGCAAAAACAGGGTCAGGTAAAACACTTGTTGGAGAATATCAGATATACCATTCGCTTCTTAAAAATAAACGAGTATTCTATACGACCCCAATCAAATCTCTATCCAATCAAAAATATTTTGACCTTAAGATGCAATTTAAAGATGCATCTGTTGGAATTATGACAGGTGATATAAAATTTTGCCCTGATGCACAGATTGTAATTATGACAACAGAGATTTTAAGAAACCTTTTATATAAAAAAGGGACAACAACCGAACATCTTGGACTAACTGCGTCAATATCCATAGACAATCTTGACGCAGTTATATTTGATGAGTGTCATTATATTAATGATAAAGACCGTGGTAAAATATGGGAAGAAACCATGATACTTCTTCCCCCAGAGATTAATATGGTCATGCTTTCTGCCACTTTAGACCATCCAGAATATTTTGCAAATTGGATAGGAGAACTTAAACAAAAACATATCCATTTAATTGAAACTACATATAGAGTTGTCCCATTAACACATAACGTACTTGACAACAATTTTAAATTAATGCAGTTAATGAATGAAAAAGATGTGTATAATGAAAAAACATACGCAGACTGGTTAAAAATGCATCAATCTATGTTGAATGATAGAAAGGTATTTCAGAAAAAGGTGGCGGATGCTCGTAGAATAGGAATTGAAGGAGCTATTGATGGGAAAGTACAATCACACAGTTTTGTGCATCAAATGAATGCGACAATTAAAATGTTGGATAAAACTAATTTGCTTCCTGCATTATTCTTTGTATTTAGTAGAAAACAGTGCGAACTATATGCAAGTAAAGTTGAAGAAACATTACTTACATCGAGTGATATTTCAACAGTTAAACATATTATTTCGTTTCATCTTCATAGACATATTAAGGAATTAGAGAAACTCCCTCAATACTTTCAATTGTATGATTTATTATGTCGTGGAATTGCGTTTCATCATAGCGGGTTAATTCCAGTTTTAAAAGAAATTGTAGAATTGCTGTTTTCAAAAGGATATGTGAAGATTATGTTCTGTACAGAAACATTTGCGGTTGGTCTTAATATGCCTACAAAAACTGTATTATTTGCTGGTCTTAAAAAATATGATGAACAACTGAATGGGTTGCGAATACTTCGTTCAGATGAATATATACAGATGGCTGGTCGTGCGGGAAGACGTGGAAAAGATGATAAAGGTGTTGTTATCTATCTTCCAGATAAGGAGCCAATTGAATCTTCAGAAATGAAATCAATGATGAAAGGAACTCGCCCACCAATTACCAGTAGAATGGATTTTCATTATGATTTTATTCTTAAAACTATTCAAGCATCGTCTAATTCAAATAGTACGCCAGATAGGGTTAAATGGTTGACTATTATGGAAAAGAGTTATTGGTTTCAACAACGTCTAAATCAAATTAAGTCTATAAAATCCCAAATCGTAATTTGTCATGAAAAAATTGGCCGAACCAAAATGGAAGATTTATTCTTCAAGGAATGCGAAAAGAGAGATGTATTGGAGCAACAGATTAAATCTTCTGTTAATTCTGAGCGTAAGGCTCTACAAAGACAATTGGATGCTATAAAAAATAAACAACTGGGCCCTAAATGGGCAAATGCTTTGGCAAACTATGTATCACTTAAAGCATTAAATGCAGAACTAGTTGAATTGGAGAATGTCTTATTTGAACTAGAAAAATATAAAGATAAGATTAGACCATCTATATCATTTCTGTACAAAATTGGATATATTAAAACAGATGATCCGTTATCTCTTACAACGTCGGATTTAACATTAAAGGGTCTTTTAGCAACAGAGATTAATGAGGGTCATCAAATATTGATGACGGAGTTATACATTGGGGAAATTGCACACAATTTATCTAATGAGGATGTAATTGGTATTTTAGCATGTTTTCAAGATGGGGGTAATAAGTCAGAAGATGATGTATTGATGTCTGACCTAAATGTATCAGATGAACTTAAAAATGCAATAATATTTGTTACTAATATTGCAAACGAATTTGAGAGTATTGAAGATGAGTGCGGGTATGCAGTAGATAATTATTGGAAATTATCGTTGCAAATGATTGAGCCGATGCAACGATGGTTTAATGGTGAAAATATATCAATTATTTGCCACGATTACAATATATTTGAAGGTAATTTTATTCGTGCTGTGATGAAAATGGCAAATATATTGGATGAATGGTTATCGTTGGCTACATATTGTCAGCATATTGAGCAAATTAATAAAATAATGGATATTCGTAAGAAGATTATACGAGATATTGTCATTACAGATAGTTTGTATTTGCATTTGTAAGAATATAAAGTGTTATTTACAATTTAATATTAAATGGACGGTTGGTATGAGTTAGAAATTCTCCCATTGGATGGGGCAAACACCGATATTTTTTATAAAGAATTATTTGATTGCTCTTGTATGAATGCGGGGTTTGATGTATTTTCATCAGACAATGTCCGTGTTGAGCAAGTTCCACAGTTTATTCCATTTGGAATTGTTGCAAGACTGCTTAAAGTTGTACCAATGCCACGAGGAACTTCTAATGATTATTTAAAACTGGATAGTCATTTTTGGCTATTACCTCGCTCATCTATTTATAAGACTGGTTTAATGATGGCAAACTCTGCAGGTGTAATTGATAAGTCATATCGTGGCGAATTAAAAGCACCAGTGTGGTCTATGACAGGAAACTCAAATGTATCTAAGGGCGACAGACTGTTTCAAATTGTTGCTCCAGATATGGGTTGGATACGTAATGTGCGAATTGTTTCTTCATTGCCTTCAACCGAGCGTGGTGATGGTGGTTTTGGTTCAACTGGTACATAACTAGAATAAAAATAGTATATTATTTTTCTATTACATTTGCGTTATCTTAAATACGTGTTATCTTAAATAAATATGTATATAAATATATTTATTTAATATCAACAGATAATAAATAAATATATTAGATTAGTAATTTTACAGATACCATATAACTAAGTTATTAAGTAACTGGAAGCATATATCCATTCCAGGGTAATCCCAGATGACCTCGGTGGCATTTATAGAGTGCATTATTTCCACTATCGTGGATAACAATACCTTCAAAGAATATACCTTCTTCGCTTAAGAGCCAGTCTTTAAGTTCTCCGTGAGTCTTCCAAGGGGCGTTCACGATAATACTGCCATGAATAACGTAGCAATGACGTGTCAATCCGTGTTTATTCCCATTAATTTTGGGTCCAACTAGTTCACATGTTTTTCCATTAAAATCGGCAATAGTTCGCATTTTATACTGAAATGTATTCAATTTATTATCATATTCTAGAAACAGTGCCTGAGTGTTATCGGCATCATCTATGGCGGCAAAATGCCACTTATCAGATGTCTTTTTAAGTGGGCGAAATCCAATAATATGTCCACCCTTGTCTGGTTCTGTACCTGCTGTTGGAAACCACTCTTGTGGTGCATTTTTAACATTATTTTTTACATCTTGTCTGGCGAATATTTGGCCATCTTTAATAAAACAACAGGTTCCGTCTATTTTAGCGGTTACAATGTAATCAACCGGATTTACAACACATTTATCTGATGTGTTTCCTGTAATACGACCCTTATCGTCCTGGATATATTCAAAGATACAATTAATTTTACCTAATACTGGAATCATTTTACTTGGATACTTGGATACTTTATCTGAACTTATTTATACTCCTCCAAATGATGCATTTATTATGTCAAATTTACTAAAGCGGGTTTAAAACATAATTGTTAATATAGTTTATAGAATGCCGTTAATTTATAGTGAAAACAATGTTCAGGAGTTCGGAGTAGAGAATAATTGGCATAATGCATCAGTCAAAGACTCGGTTATTACAAGACGTGGCACAAAAGTAGAAATGATAGTTAGACCTAAATGGGGATTAGCCTGTTATATGGATAATTCTATCCAAAGTGCTTTAATTGATGAAAGAATATATCACGAATCACTTGTACACCCTATTATGTCATCTGCCAAAAAGAGGGATAGAGTGTTGATTATTGGTGGCGGTGAAGGGGCGACTGCAAGAGAGGTTTTAAAATGGGACGATGTTAAACATGTTGACATGTATGAATGGGACGAAGATGTTGTAACTTTATTTAAAAATAAATATCCACAATGGGCAAAAGGTGCGTGGTCAGACCATAGATTAAATATTGTGTTTAGTAATATTTTTATCGCAATATTAGAGAAACCTTTATCAGATAATAAATATGATGTCATTATTGTTGATTTATTTGAGCCAAATGTGGGAGTACAATGGTGTAGCTTAGTAAAATCTTTATCTAACTGGCTTACAAATGATGGAAGTGTTGTTATGTATGCAGGAATGAGAAATATCTTGGAAGTAAGACAGCCATTTGAATCATTAAAAGATATAATTGAATTCAACGAGATGTCAAGTGGACATTTAGTAAGAGATTTGAGCAATAATCTTAATACAATCATCCCGTATCATGTATGGATTCCATCATTTTCGGGTGAGAGTGTTTTTTTATTATGTTGTCCAAATGATACGTATAAGCCAAACTTTAAAGAATTAGAAGAGAAAGAATCACATATTACCAGATGTGTATGGGAGTCATATAAAACATTTAATTGGTAATTTTATATCCAATTGGTAAATTACCAAGTTTAATTATATTATAATTGTAAAACACTATATAGTAGTATGAAAATTATGAATGTGTTTAAACCGCAATTTGCACTAATTATATTCACTGTTATTTTAATTGCGTATATAATTATACTAGATAAAGAAGGGGCATTTCAGAAGAAATTCCTTAATTTTGGACCATCCCCCGACACCAAATTCTTAAATATACATTTGAATTCTTGGTCACAGGTAATATCAGTTTATTTTATTGCGTTTTTTAGTGCGTTTTCATTGTCATATTATCAGAGATTCGCAAGTTCATTCGTATCTGGTGTATTACTAAATCCTGCATACAAAGAACCGATTAAACATTCAAAAACATGGAGTAATGTATTAGGAATAGTTGACCCTGTAATTAATGCGATAATGTCTGCCATAAATTTTTTTGTAACATTGACAATGGAATTTCAATTTATTATTTGCCAGTTACTGGGGACTATTGCAATAACAATTCCCGCAAATATATATGAAATATCAAAGAAGACATTTATTTAGAGTTGATTTTATAATCGGCTGTGGAGGGGATAGTCCATGGAGTATATGATGATACCAAACTATTATCGAAAATGTGTGTATTACAAATACTAATCGTGTCTGGTATATTCGTATCGGTTATAGTAGTGTCCCTAATATGTGTATTATTAACAGTCCTGATTGTAGTCGGATTCATATATTGTTTATCAAATTCGGCACGTGAATTAATAAGAGCATTTAATCTTTGTTGATTCTCGGAATGAAGTTCTGGGTTTGATGGTTTATCTGGTTGAAATGTTCGTCTGGTTGATTTTGTTAATCCACATTGAAAACGATTTCCACAACTCATTAATATAAATATAGAGTTTAAAATTTGATTTATATACTCGTTTATAGATTTTATTATAAAAGAATGAGTAAGGCAAATAAAATATTGGAATCAATATTAGGTGTGGAACAATTTGAAAAAAAACCAGATGGAATTAGAGGCATTCTTCAAACTAAAAACTACGAAGATTTTACGATTTTAAGTGATGCTGGGATTAAGTTAATTGAGTTCAGTGGAGCAAAGATTGCAAATAAATGCCTTCCTGGAGACCATGTTTGTTGGAATGGGGAGAAATGTATGTTAGAATTGCGTGATGAGTATCATCCAATTGTTGGAACGATTCAACTTACACATAGTTCAAAATTCGGACTTACATCACGTGGTGTTCCGATGTATCTTTTTACGCCATATAATAAATGCTTTCCTCATTTTATCGTGGGATGTTCAGAAAAGGATATATCATCCAATAAAATAGGACTAATTAAGTTTGACAAATGGGATGGGACATTTCCAAGAGGTGTTCTTGAACAAATAATAGGTACATCGGGTGATTATACTTCAGAGAAACAAGCATTAATATGGCTATCATCGCCTTGGAAGTATCCAAAAGGAACGTATAAACCAGAAACAACAGAGAATTATGAAAGAATGAAACTTACTGGATATACATTTAATATTGACCCTATAGGGTGCAAAGATATAGACGATGTTTTAACATTTGAACAATTATCACAGGATATTTGGTTAATTACTATTACTATAAGTGATGTAGCAAGATATGTTGAAAATGGAAGTATAATAGATATTTATGCATCACTAATTGGACAAACATTATACGATAGTGATGGAAAAATACAGCGTCCAATGCTTCCTAAAGAATATTCTGAAGAAAGATGTTCGTTACTTCCAGGTAAAAAATCGCACGGAGTTTCATTACAATTTAAATGGAATGGTATTGAAATATCAGATAAAGTGTGGATTGAAACTGAATTTGTATGTGATAAATCATATTCATATGAAGAATTCCAGGAATCTAACTCCAAGTATAAACCAATTTTATGTGCATTAGCAAACTATTTGGCAAAAGATAATTTAGAGGATTCACATAAATGGATTGAACAATGTATGGTATTTTACAATAAGGAGGTGGGTAAGATATTGAAAGATATGAGTATGGGAGTATTAAGAACACACTCTGAACCAGATATTGATAAGTTTGAGAAATATAAAAACTACGAAAGTTGTGGAGTTGATATTAAACAACTAGCAATTTCTTCGGCTGAATATTGTTTAGCAGATGAGCCAAACACAACGCATTTTGGTCTTAATACGGATACATATGCACACGCAACTAGTCCAATTAGACGTTACGCAGATTTAATTAATCAGCGTATTTTAAAAATTTATATTTCTAAATCAACTGAGAAATATATTGTTCCTATTTCAATGCACGATTTAAACTATAGAGTAAAACTAAATAGACAATACGAATATGGACTATCATTCTTGAATGCAATTTCAACTGGGGAAAAACAATTTAAAGGGATTATTTTAGACCTGGTTATTGTTAAAGATGATAGAATGAAAGTAAGGATATATATTCCTATGTGGAAAAAGACGATTTCGGTTATATATAAAATGATTGACAGTAATACAATACTTTCACGAGACGAATCATGTATAATTAATGTAATAGAAGGAAATGAGGTGGAGATTGAATGCACATTTAATGTGAATGCGTTTCATTGGAAAGATAGAGTAATTGTTAATATATTATAAATAGTATTAATTACATTTGTATGAATAATAATATTTTTATTGATAATGATGTCTAAGTTAAATAAATATTATGCATTGGGATAATGATAAATAAATGAAAAACTATGAAAATTGAACGGATAAAAAAATAATTTAAACGCATACTAAATCTTTAAAAGAGCTTAGACACTTGTTTCTATATCCAAGACAGAATGCCAGCGGGTTTCAATCAACATTCATCAGACCTAGAATCTATTGTGGGAGTGCAGTTCAGTATCTTCTCTCCAGAAGAAATTGAACGCAGTTCTGTAGTAGAAATTACATCTCAAGCATTATATGATGGAAGTGAACCAAAAATTGGTGGATTATTTGACCCAAGAATGGGTGTATTAGATAATGGCAAAATATGTAGAACCTGTGGACAAACAAATCACGGATGTCCCGGGCATTTTGGACATTATAGACTTACACGTCCTGTATATTATATCCAGTTCCTCCCAATGATTATGAATGTTTTAAAGTGCATTTGTATTCGTTGCTCTAAACTACGAATTGACAAGGAACTACATAAAGACTTGTTGAATCGTAAGGGTGAAACACGATGGAAGGAAGTGTTGGCTCTATCATCCAATATTAAACGTTGTGGACAAGAATGTGAAAATGGTTGTGGTGCGCCTCAACCAGATAAGTTTACACGTGAAGGAATTGCACGTATCATTGCAAACTATGCGGAATTAAATCAACTACAGCCATTGGAGGTTGAATATGTACACCGTCTATTCCGACGTATTTCGAATGAAGATGTTGATTTTATGGGGCTGTCACGATTTTGGTGCCGCCCAGATTGGATGATTTGCACAGTGTTGCGTATCCCCCCTCCTCAAGTACGCCCATCCGTTGTTCAAGATAATAATCAGCGTTCCGAAGATGATTTGACACATAAACTATTTGATATTATTAAAAATGATAAAACTTTACAACAAAAGATTGAGAACAACTCTTCAAAGAATGTAATTGATGAAATGACAAATGTGGTGCAATATCATGTGGCAACTCTGGTGGACAATGAGATTCCAGGTGTAGCACCATCAGCTCAACGGTCAGGCCGACCTCTTAAATCAATCCAACAGCGTTTAGGAGGCAAAGAGGGACGGATTCGCTACAATATTCAGGGTAAACGTGTTGAATTCTCTGCTCGGTCTGTTATTACTCCAGATCCTAATTTAAGTGTAGCAGAGATTGGAGTTCCATTGGAGATTGCAATGAATCTTACAAGTCCTGAGCGTGTGACACCATATAATCTGGATAAATTGTATAAACTTATCCAGAATGGTGCAGATACATGGCCTGGGGCAAAGACGATTGTTCGCGCAGATGGACGTATGATTTCTCTAAAACATGTTAATACAAAAGAGATTGTATTGTACAATGGTGATGTTGTTAATCGCCACCTTTTAGATAATGATATTTTGTTGTTTAACCGACAACCTACTCTTCATAAAATGTCAATGATGGGTCATCGTGTAAAAGTTCTACCTTACAAGACGTTCCGAATGAATGTTCTTACTACGAGACCCTATAACGCGGATTTGGCAAAGGAATAAAAGCACTGGCATATTAGATATTATAGAATGTCAGGTGTAATTTATCAGATAACTTGTAAATCTAATAATCTTAAGTATATAGGTCAAGCTACAAATTTAAAATATAAAAATGGCAAACCATATAATTATGGAGCTAAGGGGCGATGGATTGATCATCTATCTACAGCAAAAACACGTAATACCCCCTTATGTAATGCTATTAAAGAATATGGTAAAGATAACTTTATAATTGAAATTATTGAAGAAGCTCCTTTAGAAACTTTAGATGAGCGAGAAGCATATTGGATGTCAGAATATAATACAGTTCATCCAAATGGCTATAATGTAGCTAGTCATTCAAGAAATCGTCATAGAGATACAACAAACTTACATATCTTCTATAAAGATAAAGTAAAATTGGCTATAGTTTCACCAATTAAACAAAATGGTGAACTCAAAATGGCTTATATATATCTAACTTTAAATGATGGCTCTCAAGAAAGATTAGCATTTGGTCAAAGAACAGATAGTACATATGAGGATACTATTGAAGAGATTAATAATTTTCTCAATAGATTAAAGTGTCCTTATAAAACATCAACTAACTATAGTGATAAACTATCTGAAAAATATGCTTTAAAGCTCAATGAATTCAAAGATAAAGAAATTACCTCAGTTCATATTACCACTGCATCTAAACTAATTGCAGTTTATATTGGTACTAGTGAAATGAAATTAAATTCAGAACATAAACGTATCTGTTTTGGAGGTAAAACTATATCTAAAGAAGAAGCTTATAAAATTGCTAAAGAGTTTGTAGCTGAACTTAATATATCTGATAAATTAATTAAAGATTCCATTAAAAGTTCGCAACAGGCGACTGCCTAATAGGTTATTGTATCACCTATCAGAGAAAACAGTGTAAATACAATTATGGGTTATGTCTCGTCAGCATAATCTGTAATATAATCGCCTAGTATTTGGTATATATCCAAATGCAAGATCCTCAAATTCAGGGGAACCCCTAAAGCTTATTGCTACTAAGCATTCTTTGAAAAGAGAATGTGGCCGCGGAGAAAGACCGCAATGGGTATAGTAACAACACAATAAGATGTGAGTAGATTATAATCTGCAAACAATGGGCAATCCTGAGCCAAGTACTAACGCTCTTTATGAGTTATGTATGCTGTGCAACGAGTAGACGGGGATCGGTTAGAGTAAAACTCTGGCTTAAGATGTACTCTAGTCCCATTACGAAAGTATGGGTATATACGTTTGATGGAGACGAAATGAATGCACATATTCCTCAATCATACGAGGCACAAGTAGAACTAGAAGAAATTGCAGCTGTGCCTCACCATATTATTACACCTCGCCATGCTAAACCAATGATTGGTGTATATCAAGACACACTTGTTGGTTCTTATCGTTTAACACAACCAGGAATTCAATTCACTCGTCGTGAGTTTATGAATCTTATGATGTGGAATAAGCGGTTTAATGGCAATCTTCCTGCTCCACGTGGTACATTAGAGGATGGAAAAGAACGATGGACAGGACAACAAGTATTAGGGGCATTACTTGCCCCTGTAAACATCGAAATGGGAAACAAATCATTTGATTCTGATAAAGATTCTAAAGATTCAATTAATTATGTAAGAATTGTGGAAGGAAACATTGAACAAGGTGTAATTGATGGTGATATGTATATGAAACCATCCAAAGGTATTATTCAAGTAACGTATAACGATTATGGTGCAAAAGATACTGTTGATTTACTTGATGCACTGCAAAACACAGTTGAGAATTTCTTAATATTAAATGGATTTAGTGTTGGAATCAGTGATTTAATTGCGGATGAAGATACTAAGAAAGAGATTGATAATAAGATTCAAGAACGTAAGAAACAGATTGAGCAAGTAATATTACAGGTGCATCTTGATTTGTTTGACAATAATACCGGTAAAACAAATCAGCAAGAATTTGAAGACCAAGTATTTGGGATTCTCAATCAAGCAACATCTGATGCAGGTTCTCTTGGTCAAAAATCACTATCATCAGAAAACAGATTATTAGCAATGGTTCGTTCTGGTTCTAAAGGTGAGCCTCTAAACGTTGCACAAATGATGGCGTGTTTGGGACAAACTGCTATTGAGGGTAAGCGTGTTCCTTACGGTTTTACTGACCGCACTTTACCTCACTATAAGAAGTATGATGACTCAGCAGAAGCACGTGGATTCATTGAATCATCCTTCATTCGTGGTCTGACTCCACAGGAATTCTTCTTCCACGCTATGTCTGGTCGTGAAGGTCTAATTGATACAGCTGTCAAAACTGCAGATACAGGGTATATTCAGCGTCAGCTTATCAAGTCTATGGAAGATTTGGTAGTACAACACGATGGTACAGTACGTGATGCAAACAATAATATTGTTCAGTATCATTATGGCGAAGATGGAGTAAATGCTACAAAGATTGAAACACAATCATTGCCTATTGGTAAGCTTTCTCAAGAGCAAATTCGTACAGAGTTTGGTATGACTGGAGTTGATTGGGCTACTGTACTCAAAGATGGTGTTGTACGTGATAATGATAATGATGTTATTGCTGAATATGTAAATGATTTATTATTTGACCAGCGTATGATGGTTGAAGGTGTTTTCCAGAGCAAATCACTAGATTCTGGTAGTGTGTTCGCACCTGTAAATATTACTCGGTGGGTTCTAAATATTAAAACACGTTGCTCTATTAAACCAACAGATAAGACTGATTTGACACCTGCCTATGTAATTGAAGGAATCAAGAAAGTAATTATGCGAACGCATCCTTATCATAAGATTTGGTGTTCTCTTCTACGTTTCCATCTTGCCCCTCACAAATTAATTGTAAAAGAACGATTTACAAAAGAGGCATTTGAGATGTTAATGGAGATTATTGTAGTGACACACATGAAGTCTTGGGTACAGCCAGGTGACCAAGTTGGTATTGTAGCAGCGCAATCTATTGGTGAACCTGCCACTCAGATGACATTAAACTCGGTTGATTGGGATACAGAAATTATGATAGCAAAGAATGGAAAAATTATTACTCCCAAAATTGGTGAATTTATTGATAATTATTATATGAATTGTGACGATAATATTAAAGTTCAATATTTACCTAATGGACAAATTTATATTCCTCTAAATGATGGAAATGATTGGAAGGCAATTTCATGTGATGAAGATGGTAAAATGAAATGGACTAAATTAGAAGCAATTACAAGACATCCTGTTATTAACGAAGATGGAACAAATACAATTCTTAAAGTAACACTTGAATCAGGGCGTGAAGTAAAAGCAACTAAAGGAAAGTCATTCTTAACTTTACAAAATGGAAAGATTTTAGAAACAAATGGCTCTGACCTAAGAATCGGCGATGAATTACCAATTGCTAATAGTCTAGTAATTAATGAAGTAGGTTATATTACTGAATTAAATCTAAGAGATATTCTGTGTCCATCTGATTACCTATATGGCTCTGAAGATGCATCTCAAATTCCAGAAACTATTCAATTAACTAATGAATTTGGATTCTTTGTAGGTGCGTATTTGGCAGAAGGAATGAGTAATAACACACAGATATGTATTACAAACAATGATACTCAGTATCTAGATAAAATTAAATTATTAATGGATAAATGGAATGTAGGAACTCATACAGTATGTGAGGAACGATACTGTGAAAAAACAAACATTAAAGGTCTAACAACAAGTCTTATTGTCCATTCAACTATCTTAGCAAAAGCAATGAGCCACATTTGTGGCAGAGTATCATATGAAAAGAAAATATCTCCTTGGATGTTTCAAGCTCATGATAGCTTCTTAAAAGGGTTAATTGATGGATATATTAGTGTTGATGGTTGCGTAAAAAAAGAAGATGGAACTATTACATATACAAGTGTATCAAAACAATTAGTTCAAGATATTCAATCGGTATTATCTAGATATAATATTTATAGTAAAATGACATCTGGGATGCCAACACTTAAAAACTTTAATTCAGTTTCAAAACATTATACATGTAATCTTAATGTAAACGATTCTGTACAATTTAGTAAAACATTTACATTATCTATTAAAACTAACCAAGAGACATTGGATAATAAATTTACACATAGAGAAGTAAATAATATTACATCAAAGCATAATAGATTTAATGAAATTGTATGGGATAAAATTATAAAGATTGAAGAAGTTATACCTATGGGTGAAGGATGGGTCTACGATCTAACTGTTGAAACTACACGTAATTTTACAACTAAAGATTTGATAGTAATGGCCGATACTTTCCACCAAGCTGGTGTAGCAAGTAAATCTGCAGTAACACGTGGTGTACCACGATTGAGAGAACTTCTTAAGGTTACACAAAATCCAAAGGCCACATCATTGACTATTACTTTGAAGCCTGAATATCGTAATAATAAAGATAAAGCACGTGAAGTCGTACAAGACTTGGAATTAACAATTCTGCGGAATATTACCGAAAAGATTGCAATCTACTGGGATGAGAATGATGTAGATACAATAATAGAAGAAGATAAAGAATTAATTAAATTCTACAAGTTATTTGAGGAAGGGTTAATGGCGGATGAAGGAATGGAGAATAAATGGAGTAAATGGATGTTGCGTGTTGAGTTGAATCGCGAAGAAATGTTTAATCGTAATATCTCTATTCAAGAGGTTGTATCAGTTATTAAAAATCAATGGAATTTCAACATTGACATTGTATATAGTGATTACAATTCAGATAAGCTTGTAATGCGTATTCGCCTTCCAAACAAGGATGACCAAGATAAAGATACTGCTACTCAATTGGATGATTTTACGAATCTTAAGAAATTCCAAAATAAACTGTTGAATAGTATCGTTATTCGTGGATTGCCTGGAATTAAGGCAGTAACATTCCGTAAAGATAAACAGACTGTTGAATTAGTTGGCGGTAAATACGAACAGGTAGAACAGTATATCTTGGATACAGATGGCTCAAACTTCATCAAAGTAATGAATCATCCTGCAGTTGATGGAACAAAATTGTATTCTACAAATGTATGGGATGTATACGATGTTCTTGGAATTGAAGCAACACGTGCAGTATTATACAATGAGATTAATGGTCTATTTGACAGTGTTGGTGTGAATTATCGCCATTTATGTTTATTGTGTGATGTTATGACACGATTTGGTCGTTTGATGTCTATTGACCGATATGGTATTAATAAGAATGATATTGGTACACTTGCAAAGGCATCATTTGAGGAAACTGAGAAGATTTTACTAAAAGCGGCGTTATTTGGAGAAGTTGACCCAGTTACTGGAGTGTCTGCAAATGTAATGATGGGGCAACCTATTCGTGGTGGAACAGCATTTTCACAAATTCTGATGGATGATAAAATGTTAGAAAGTTTATTGGAGACGGTAGATGTTGAGAAACACAAAGGATTACTAGAAGATGAAGAAGAGGGCGATGTTTCACTATTGGGTGAGTCAGGATTGCAATTAACAGACCCATGTTCATCAACACAATTCCAAATGAATATGGTAATGCCATCCAGTAAAATGATTATTGAAGAACCAGAAATTGAAATTGATATCATTGATGTATAACCCCCATTTTATAAACTGCATAATATATTAATGCAGTAATTTATATAGTAAATATGAACAATTAAGTACAATATATAAAAGAGAGAATTAATATAGTATTTTTATTACAAATAGCGATTAGATATATAAAGCAAAATTATATATCTAATTTAATGGAATATGAAGAGCAAACATTAATGTCTGTTAATAATTCAAAACTATGGAACGAACTTCATATTTATAATACACCGAATACGGAAATTTTATGCAAGTATGAAACACGTTCTTCAGTAATAAAACACATAATATCTACTGAAGAAAGTGAATTATATTATTATAGAAATAAAATCAGTGAGTATGAAAATGAGGCGACTGATAATAAAAACTGGGAGTATTATAAAAAAATAGTTAATCCATACGAATTGGTATATACTCAAAAGAAATATGATGATTTTCCTCATTCAATTTGCAATATTCGCCCTCTATCTCGTTCTTATTTTAAAATGGTTGAGATGCTAAATATTATTAAATTTTTTAAAGGAATAGAGTCTGGAAATGTTAGATCAGCACACGTGTGTGAAGGACCTGGTGGATTTATTGAAGCATTGTTCAGTCAATCTGTATTGAACGAATGTCATATTGAAACAAGTGTAGCAATGACATTAAAATCACATCACACAACTATTCCTGGATGGAAACGGGCATACAACTTTCTTCAAAAACATAAAAACATAAAAATTTTATATGGCGATGATAATACTGGAAATATTATGAAACCAGAGAATCAACAGTATTTCATTGATTATTGTTCCCCATCTAAAATGGACATTTTTACTGCAGATGGTGGATTTGATTTTTCATGTAATTATGCAAAACAAGAAGAGATGATATTTCCATTATTATTAGCATCTACAAAAATAGGGTTTGAAGTATTAAAGAAAGGAGGTACTTTTATTTTAAAGTTATTTGACTTTTATGAAAAAAGTACTGTAGATTTACTGTATTTATTGGCATCACATTTTACAGAATGGACTTTATATAAACCAGCAATGAGTAGACCATGTAATCCTGAGCAATATTTCATTGGTAAAGACTATAAAGGGTGTGCAAATGAAATATTGGATGTTCTTCGTATATGGTGCTGTATTTTAGATAATAAACAACCATTGCATTCATTATTTACAGTGGATTTGCCACCAGAATTTGTTAATACAATAAATAATTTAAGAACATACTCTTTCAAAAGGCAAATTGCATATCTTGAAAAAGTATTTGATATTATAGATCACAAAAATAATGATATTATTAGAGAATATCTGGCGATTAATGAACAAAGTAGTCTAGAATGGTGTATTAAATTTAAGATGCCTATTTCGGTGTATTACCACGCAACTGAGGTGTAATAAATTTATCAACTAGATTTTTACCAACTATAATGGAAGCTTCATGCTGTGTGATGCTACCATCACCCATTTTATCAAGCATGGATAGCATACCTTTTACCATTGACAAATCTTCGTTTGCAATAACTTTATTAAATAATTTAGGGTAATTTTCTGAGAAGTCTGGGAATTTGATTCGTAGTTGCTGTTCGGTTAGACCTTCTTTCATATATTTAACTATTTCCATGATTGAATCACGTACATACTGTGCACGAACATTTGGATCGAAATCAAGAGAACGAGTGGATGCTTCTTGTGTAGCTTCTTCAATACTCTTGCGTTCAATTGGAGGAGGACGATTAAACATTGACATCTTATATCGGGTATCTGGTATGCCAGAGAGAATTCTTTTTATATCATTATACACATAGTATGAGTAATAATCTAGAATCTGTCGCATCACCCATCCATAATTTAATACGGTCACGACAAGTTACACCATTACCAGTTGGTTCCGGGGGGAATAATCCAGTTAAGCAACAAATGAATCAAATTAATACACAATTAACAATGCTAAATGCACAGGCTGTTGCAAATACAAAATACGACCCGCCTGTTCCACAGCCGGTTACAAAACAAGTTACAAAAGAAAACTTTACTACAAATGGTCAGGTGATTAATCCAGTGCTTTTTGTTATTGGTGGATTACTTATTGTGTATGGATTAGTTGCAAAATAGAGACATAATAATTAGTATAGTAATGGCGACTACATGGTGGTCAGATGATTCTGATGACGATGACGATGAGTATATAATGAACGAAGTTGCACCACCAACAATAGATGATAAATTCCGCAAAGATGTATTATCCATTAAACATATTATTTATGACAATACGGTATTATCTCCAGAATTAGGTACAGATGATGCACAAAATAATAGAATATTGGGTTCATATTTAAAAAATATGAATGAAGTTTATATTTTATGTGTAAACGCACAAAGAGGAAAAATAGATTACAATAAATTAAATAAATTGCCAAATAATGTTCAAGATTTATTGAAGAAATTATTATTATGGATTAGTGATTATTTTAGAAAGAATACAATACCAGATACAATACCGTATGAAGATTATATAAATAAAACATTCAAAGAATATCAATTCATACAACATAATTCTTTTGAATAAGACTATTAGAAATGCCTGAATACAAAACTAGTGAATGCCCGAAGGGATATATAATGCGTAAAGGTTATACCCGCAAATTTCGTCCAAGTGTAAAAACATCAGGATTTACGGTGCGTCGTAAAGGGTCAGTCTATACTGTACGACCTAAGGCGAATACAATTTACGTTCCATCATCATGTATTAAGAACAGAGGATTGCCTGGAAAAGGTGTTAAAGATGGTGAAGGAATCGGTAAGCTCCGGAAAGGTGAATTAATTAAATACGGATATCAATACCGTTTATCAGATTCATTACGTCAGGCATCTTTAAGAAAGGCAATAAAAAAATATGGTGCATTATCGGTTTATAGAAAATTAGACGCTGTTTCCAAACTATCTTTAAGAGTTGCCCCCGATGCTAGTAAAATTTTTTCTAGAGATAGAGATTGGATACGTGAAAACTTTGAACTCCGAAAAGAGTAGAATTATGGAACTAATATGATAAAACGAAATATATACATCTCAATTTCTATTTAATGATACCATTTTACAAATAAATAGTATCATTAAATAATGAAGATTGAAACAATATATGTGTAATCCAATTGATATGGTTTGAGTATGTCAATAATAGTTATATTTGGTTGTCAATTGTGAATAGGAAGAATGGATGTAGAGCATGAATTGTGGTCATTTAATAATGCACTATTTGTAGTAGTATTAATTATTATTTTAGTACTAATAACTATATTTGGTGCAAATAAGATATTTGATGTAAGAGCAATTAAAAATAATTGGGCACAAGAAAGATGTAATCCGATGATAATGCCATTTGCCAGTATTTTTGGATATAATACGAAAGATAATTTTGAATTTTGTTTAGGAAAGATATTTAATACACACTCCATGCCATTTTTTAGTTCAATAGGTGGAATGTTCTCCCAATTTACAAATCTTTTAACAGAAATATTCAACTCGATAAGCTCATTAAGAAATGTAATTGCATCGCTTGGAGGAGGTATTAATGTTGTATTTCAGGAATTTACAGAGAGAATTTCAATGTTTTTCTTTAAGTTGCGTATTAGTGCAATTCATATAAAAACATTGATGGGACGGCTGTATGCAATCCTATTTTCTGTTATGTATATGGGAATGTCTGGAATCACAGGTATGACTTCGTTTACAAATACTTTCCTGTTTTCATTTCTAAATACATTCTGTTTTCCAAAAAATACCATATTACACGTTAAAAACAAGGGATTAATAGAAATTAAAGATATTAAAATAGGCGATATATTATTGCCCTCAAATTCAAGAGTGACTGCTACATTTCAATTCTATTCTAAAGGGCAACCTATGGTAAGAATTGGCTCAACCGTTGTAAGTACAAATCATTATGTATTATTAAATGGAAAACCAATTAAATCTGATATGCATCCAGATGCTTTAAATATGGGCTTATGGAATTCAAATGAGCCGTTATACTGTCTAAATACATCTGACAATCATATTCCAATAAATGATTTATTATTTCTAGATTATGATGAAACAACCGATGGTGACATTGATACAATGCGATATATTGAAAGTCGCATCAATGCAATAAAAATTCCCACAATTGAATATAAATTTAAAGAATATTGTCCCGCAATTGGAGAATTTACAATTGTTAAAACAACACATGGAAATAAATATGCCAAAAATATCAATATCGGTGATATACTAGTATCTGGTGGTGAAGTAATTGGGTTAGTAAAAAGAGAAGTATCTGAAATATGCAGACTGTATGACGGGACAATTATAACACCTTCAACGTTGTATTGGAATAAATACACTCAAATATGGGAGAGAATTGGAATGAGTACAAAAGTAATAAACACTGATTCAGAATTTATAGAAAAATTGGAAACACCATTAGAACTAATTTCATTTATTGTAATTCCAAACTCACAAATTGAATTAGAAAATGGATTAAGAATAAGAGATTATATGGAATTATGCTCTCCGGATTCTGAAATATACTATTCTAAATGTTTAGAGAATATAAAATAATAGTAATTTCAATATAATACATGAAAAAATAGGCGTATGACTTATCTAATATGATAAAAGAAGATGGAAGCAAAATATCCTTTCATATTAATAACTTTCTTTTTAATATTTCTATTGGGATTGACAATTTCATCGCTTGAAAGGTCTGGTGTAATTAACAATTGGGATAAACGGAGATGTGAAATTCCTGTTATGACTGCATCAATGTTTTTTAAACAAGATTCAGATCCACGAACAAATACTGAATTTGCCAAAGATAATTTTAATTTTTGTATGAAACAATACATTGACAATTTTATGACACTCCTTATTGCACCTATTACTGCATTATTTGGCAAACAGACAAATCTGGCCAGTTCAGCATTAGATATGGTTAATACAGTTCGCAAAATTGCATCAACATTATATAATACATTATCAAGTTTTCTAGACACTTACTATAGAAAATTCAACGCATCTGTATATGAAATTAGTAGAATTATTCAATTTCTACAAATGGCGATGCGTCGCCTCAATGCTATGGTCATTTCAATGATTTATACTGGTATTACCATTTTTCGTGGAATGCTTAATACAATACAATTTATAATAAAAGTTATCCTTATTATTTGCGGAATTTTAATTGCAATCATTATTATTTTAATATTTGTATTATTTCCATTTATACCAATGATATTATCTGTATTAGGGGCAATTGTTGCTACAGTAATGGGACTAGTAATGGTTATGTCAGGTGATGTTGCACAAGAAGCTAATAATGATAAAGGAGGGTTTTGCTTCTCAGAGAATACAATGATTACTCTAGAAAACAATGATAATATTATACAAGTTCCAGTACATTCTATTAAAATAGGTGATTCACTTGGTGATAACTGCGGAAAGATTACAGCAGTTATTAAAATGGTAGGAAGTGAGGTGGATTTATATGATATTAATGGAATTAATGTATCAGGGTCGCATCTTGTACTGGGTACAGATTGTGTATGGAAATCTGTCGCAGAAGATGAGCGTTCTATAAAAATTACGCAAAAGTCCGATACATTATTTTGCTTTAATACAACCAGTCATAATATTCCTGTATATAGTAATGCATTAAATAAAAATATTATTTTTAGAGATTGGGAAGAATTGCCAGATGATGATATTGTTGGTCAATATGAATGGCTATTTACAATTTTAAAATTGCTTAATAGCGGGTTGCATTATTATAAATGGAAAGATGGTCTTAATAATATATCAAATGAAATTCCAGTTGTAAGTAAGAATACCAAAATTAAAACTACAACAGGTTATGTGGAAATTTCATCTTTATCGCTAAGAAATACAATTGTGGATAGTAAAGGAAACGAACAGTCCGTGCTTGGAATCATTGAAGGAGTTGTGGATAACACGGTTGATAATACTGTGAATGATAATACTCCGAATACAGCTAGTACATGGAATACCGAATTATTTGAATTAAATAATGGAGTATGGATAAAAGGAGAATCTACGGTGTTACCGAATACTGGCGAATTATTAAAAGGAATGAATTTGATTACCGAAACAGGTGAATTTGTAATTTGGTGTGAATATAGCAAAACAGAAAAAGTAGTTAGAGACTTTACGGATATTGGATACAAAGAAATATACAAAACATATCCATTGGTAAGTACCCGACTCCGGCTTTTAACACCAACTACTGAGAATATCTAATGTTTAATAAGTAGAATGAAAACTGCATTTCTAATAACTGGTCTATTATTGTTGCTAATTGCGAATTTGATGATGGTATATACGCAAAGAAGTGCAACAAGTGAAGGATTTGCAAATTATTTTTTGGAAAATGCAGGTGCATCTGGTCTAGGAAAATATAAATTAGAGCCAATTGGTGCATTTGATGATGTTCGTTTGTCCCCTCAAAACGGTGTGAGTTCGTGGCGTGTAACTGCACCAAATGAACAATTACTGGGGCCAGAATTCCAACCCGGCCCCGATAGTTTGTTTATTTTTAAAAATAACCAGGCTAAACCAGAATGCTGTAGTGCATCATATTCTTCAGATACGGGATGTGTATGTACTACTCCTCAACAAAGAAATTATATTAATATGCGAGGAGGTAATCGTACGGTAGAAGATGGTGTTTAATATTTATTTTCTTTAAATTACATATTGTTATTATTTTCATAATTCAGTTGTATTTTTTTTAATTTAATTGTTATAATAATTATTTTTATTATAACAATCAATACTATTAAATAGAATGAATACTAACTTCAAGGCTCAAAATAATACAGCCCCCCAGTTAAATGTAGGTTCATTTATTGCGGCACCATTCAATAATGCGAAAAATGTAGCAACAAATGTAGCAACCTCATTTAAAAATGTATTTAACAATTATGCGCCAAATAATATTACTGAGCCACTAAGTAATGTTGTAAATGAGACTCTGAAAAATACTCCTTCGCCATTTGTATCAATTCCTGTCATAATTACACTTGGAATATTGATTGTAGTATTTATTCTAGTAGTAATATTCCGTCAACAAATTGTGATAGGATTGGATAATATTTGGAGTAAATTAAAAGAACTATTTGGTGCGGAAAAGACGGCAGTTCAATCGCCCCCGCCTGAATTTGTACCAGAATCACAATTCTTTGACCAAGGTGTAATTGAGAAGGTTCTTCCTGGTAAAAAAGAGGTATTCAATGTATCCCAGAATAAATATATTTACTCTGATGCCGAACCTTTGTGCAAGGCATTTGGTGCAGAATTAGCAACTTATGACCAAGTAAAAGATGCTTGGCAAAAGGGTGCAGATTGGTGTAATTATGGATGGATAAAAGGTCAGGCGGCAGTATATCCTACACAACAATCCACATTTGATAAAATGCAGACGGGGCCAGATGACCAGAAAATGGCCTGTGGTGTACCAGGATTGAATGGAGGATACTTTGATAACCCTGATATGCGGTTCGGAGTTAACTGTTATGGAGTAAAACCATCCGAAAATGATGCAGATGCTCGTGCAATAATGTCACAAAACGGAGATTTAACGCCAGAAGCATTGAAATATGATAGAAAGGTTCTTAAATATAAATCAGAAATGGGTGAAATCCCAGTAAATCCATTTAAACCAGGTACATGGTCTGACTAGGCGATGAATAAATATTTGTTAATTTTGCAGATGCTATTTTAATTGTGCAGATGCTTGTGGATTAGAGTTGATTCCACTTTGTTTGAGAAATTTATTCATTGTGTATCCTCTATTTGCACGAATGAATGTCATAATTTCCAAAGATAAGTCTGCACCGCCTTTTTGTCTAAAATATCCGTGAAGAAGTTCTTCAATTTTGGTAAGTGATAATTGATTAGGTTCTCTTTTATCAATAACATTAATTTGCCCTCCTCCAATTTGTATTGTGGCTTTTTCCATTCCATTTTGTTGAAGATTATTTATTATTTGCTTTTCATAATCATCTTTAACTTTTTTAGCCGCACCATATTGTTTATAAAAAGACGATGCAAGATTGTTATAGTGTAGCCAATACCTAACAGATGTTCCAATACCGGGGTCAGTCATTTATGCTATGAATACATTGTTTTTTATTAGTTAAAATGTTTTTTCACAAAATGGACAAATGCTAACTTTATTCTGATTCATTAAAAGCAGAACAAATGTTAAAATGACAAATATTAAAATACCCGAAAATAAACAAATAGCAATTATCAAATAAGGGAACGAACGCTGAAGAATATATTGTAAAAAAGGCTCTATTACAAGTTGTTGTATATAGTTTTTTGTGTCGGAATTTACAAGAGAAAGTGCAAATTGGTCAATCCAGCCTTTTAACATAATAGCGAATCGTTCTTTATCTTTTGTCCGGTCTAGTGGCATTTTTATAGTGTGTTGAAAATGAATAATCTCTTCTAATCGCTGTGTTCAGATAATATGGCTACCTTTAAAACTCCAAAATATTCAAAAACACTGAACCAAATTACTGGAACAATTGTGCCTTGTTACACATTTGATATTGAATGGACTACATCAAATTACTTATCATTTGTTGCATACAATAGCGAAGATATTTCAGCTGAAAATGTGCAAAGATGTGTATTAGAAACACCCGATTGGTGGAATTCTTTTATTAACAACTTTCTGAAAGATTCTGCAAAATTCTTTTCTAAACCATACCGCCTTGAAACAATTAATAAAATAGCAAAACATTATTTAATTGACAAGTATTCAGCCGACATTCAAAAGTATCCAGTAAATATATTACTAATTCCGAATAATATACAAATTTCAGGTGTAAATTTTGTTGTAAATTGGGGATATACAGTGGAGCAGATAGTTATTCCGGATTTGGATGAGGCATCCTCTGAATCTGACGAAGGAAAGTCTCTTCCGGATTTGGTTGAACAGGGGTTTATAAAAGAGATTGAGGAGTTAGATATTGATAAAATACCAAACGAAATTGGTTGTACGGATACAGTATTAGAGATAGATAGTCCAGCCAAATTTTATGAGAAACAGCGTGTAAAGGAGGCAAGATTGAAAGCAAAACTTGCAGTCTATAAAGCACAACGTCAAATGGCGCATTATTATGAAAAATACGGCGATGTGATTTCAGATTCTGAGTCGGAATCAGATTCCGACAGTGACTAAAGAAGAAAAGTGGAATTGATAATCTATAAAAAATAAAAGACTGTTCGGCATCTTTCTGTATAAAATTATGCCTCACTCTTTTATAGAAAGTAATGGCAGGTACAGAGATGAAGAACGCCGTTTTAATTGCACTAGTTGTATTTATTATACTATTCGTTGTATACCAGTATGACCCCACATTTTTTGGCCTTTTTGGACATTATGAGGGATTTTCAAACGTAACTGGTGCGAATGATGCATCTCCTTCGGGTAATGCGCATGGTAATTTAAAAGCGGGTCAAATGGCTGCAAATGGTAATGCACAAATGGTTCAAAATGCGAATGCATCATCTGTAAATCAAGGTAATAAGAATGCTGGTATGAATGCTAATAAACCTGCTACAATGGCTACACCTTATACAACTGAGAAAGCGTTGAAAACTGGTGAAGGATTTGCTGATTTAAGTGCGTATGAAGGACCAGCCAGTTTTGGTTCTGCAGAAGCCCCCGCAGGATGTTACCCTCGTGACCAATTAACACCATCAGAACTACTTCCCAGTGATATGAATAGTATTTGGGCTGAGCAAAATCCAATGGGGCCTGGTTCTCTAAAAGGTAAAAACTTTTTAAGTGCTGGTGCGTTAATTGGTGTCAATACAGTTGGACAGAGTTTGCGTAATGCCAATCTACAAATTCGCTCAGAACCACCAAACCCTCAAATGTCTGTTAGTATTTTCAACCAAAGTACAATAGCTCCCGACATATCTCACCGTCCTCTTGAAATTGGTGCTTAAGCGATTTATATATGATGTATCATAGTAATTCCCGTTTAACAAATAGGAGAATGTCAATATTAGATGTTGCAAATAATATATTTAAATCTGTAATTGGGGGAGGTAATTTCCAAACAGTATATGTTGTATCTAATGTTGATGGAAAGAAATATAAAGTTCGTGATATGCCAGATAGACAAGATGCTGCGAATTTAATGGCACAATTAAGAATACGCTTGACAAAATTATGTGATGCATTAGAACAAAAATATCCTGATAAATCACAAGTTAAGCAATTAGTAAAAAACTTTCGTTCAGACCCTGCACGATTTATTGAATCTACACCTGATTCCGAACATACATCGTATTCAATTAATAAAGGGGAACAAATACACATGTGTTTAAGACATCGTGATGGCCCAAATGAAAGTTTAGTGGATGAAAATGTTATGACATTTGTAGCATTACATGAATTAGCACATGTATGCACCGAATCAATTGGACATGGACCCGATTTCTGGAATAATTTTGGATGGCTTCTTAAAGAAGCTGAATCATTAAATTTGTACCGTTATACAGATTTTTCAGCACATCCTGTAAGTTATTGTGGAGTTTATATAACAGATTCACCTAGATATGACCCAGCAAAAGACGGCACTAATATGCAAATTGGTACAATATCAAAAAAAGTATAAGCGTTGTTTATAAGCGTTGATTATAAGCATTGTTAATCAATGTCAGTATCGTTATCAGCTATATTTTAACTAATAATTTATTTATAGTATTAGTTAAAATATGAATATGTTTTTTCTTAAAAAGCCATAGGTATGTCAGATATTGAACAAATACTTTATCCTATAGTACTTCCGAGTCTTCGTGAAGACTGTCCTCCGGTTAAATGTATTATATGGAAAGGTTCGTCTGATTTTGAAACAATTGAATTCTCAATGTATCCATTTGACACGATTGATGATATTAAACGGATGATATACAGTTACTATGATGGGCAATATGAATTTATCCCACGATTTACATTTATAGGTGTTCCAATGGGTGAAGAAGCGTATGAAGAGGATGTTCCTACACTTGATTCTATGTATATTCCGCTTGATTGGTTGTGGTATCCAACCGATTCAAATGACCCCAAAATGACGTATATTCTTAAAAACCCTAGAAAGGCATTATTGCAACCAGATTTAAGATTTATTAGTTCTGATGGTAGTTATGCCAGTCCTAATTATGAACCACGTGGACGCTCTACAATAGAAAATGTATTTTTGAAACCCCGTAACGGACGTATACCTGTATTACACGTATATCCATTAAAATATGTACTTAGAGAATACAAAGGCATACAGCCTATTTCAGAAGAAGATTGGAATAAAAGATTTGCACCATATTATCCGTATGTAAGCGTTAATGGTTCATTTGATGCAACAGACGAGGATAAGGAATTTGGTAAAAAAATATCTCATTTTATTGAACAACGTAACAAGTCGTTAAATGTCATTAATCGTTATTTGGAAGAAGGTATTGAAGTTCCAATCACAAAAGTATCTGGTATAAGACAGTTACGTTTAACTTGGAAAAAAGCAATACGTGGGTTTGAAGGTTGTGGATATCTTTTTTATAGAATTCCTGTAACTAATAAGCGCCCATATATTAGATTATTACCATCAGAAGGAACTGCAATAACTAAATTACATGTAAAAGGTGTGTTGCCAATACCTACTATTGAAGACCCAAAAATACTTGAGTTATGGGGTAAAGAAACAACACCTACAACTGGGATAGATTTCTGTTCATTAAAATACGTTCATAGACCACAAATTGGTATAACTCCTCCAATATATGGAACTATTCGCATATTTAACGACGGTACTCTAGATTTATTATTGCAACCACCGAAACAAATTAAAAAATTGGATCCAATATTGGATTTTCGCAATTTTAATACAATTCTAGATGATGTTTTTACAGGTCTCCCTCAATCATTTGATTCATTTGAACTTGGGGAAATTTCGGTATTATTTACACTTAAACTTGGTGTGAAGTCAAAAAAATTCAATAAATTACGAATTCAAAAACGTTTAGGATTCTTCACAACATTTTTTAGGGAGATTAAGTCGTTGCCAAATGAATCGCCTTTAATATCTTTACGCTATAAAGCAGTGAGTCAATATGCAACAGAGAATAATGTTTTTAGTTTCTTGACGCAATATGCAACTAGTAAAATGTTGGATGGTGAAAGTCCTGATACAGAAGTTATTAACGCATTACAAAATGAATTTCAGTTTACAAAAAAAGAGGCATCTGATATTTTCGCAGAATGGTACAAAAAAAGGGGGACATTTACACTCCAAGTCCCAGAAGAAGGCGAATTCATTGAAAGTTTCAATCCTGGAATTGACATCCATATTTATGCACAACATCCGTCCTATTATTTTCATGTTAATCGCATTGATAGTTATGATACATACTTGAGAATATTTACACTTCTGTCATTATTGTTTACAGAGGAGGATGAATATTTTATGGCGAATAATGGAATTAGTTTAAATGCTATGGGTAAAAATGACGTAGAAAATGTATCTATTGAATTGGAAGAAGAGAGTATTGCACGTGAAGAAGGGGGTATTAATGGAGTGAATACAGTGAATACAGTGAATACAGTGAATAAAGATAAAACCGCTGCATCTAGTTCAGTTAGAAATGCAATTGAACCAAAAGATGGTAGTTTAAATTCAGTCCCTGATTGGATGATGAACGACCCTTTTGCAGAAATGGGCGATGCTATTAATGAAGGAGAAGTATTTTCAGAAACTGCCCCAAACGCTGTAGTTGCATCATCTGCACCATTGACAGCATTGGAGGTAAAAAGCACTAAAAAAACTGTTATTGAAAATAATACACTGAAATCAGATACTAAAACAGCAACTGTAAAGAATACTGTATTTAGAACTGATGAAGAACAGCGATTAGTTAATCCAAAGAGTTGGTTTATTAAAAAATTGCAAGAAATTGACCCGAGGTTGTTTGTATTTAAAACAGAAGATGACGATGATAACGGGTATAGTAGAAAATGCGCTGGACACGATGATAGACAGCCTTCAATTCTAACAAAAGATCAATATGAGCGTATGAGGGAAATTTATGAAGATGACCCAATATTTTGGATTGTATATCCATTGGAAGGAACAGATGAACCGATTCAACCTCTTGGCACAGAGGAAACTATTACTATAATGAAATATGGTTCAGATTCAGAGGCAATAAATTATTATTTCTGTCCGCAATACTATTGTTTAAGTGATGAAATAATGATTCGTGAAAAAGATTTTGAAGCAAATCGTGATAGAGATGGTAATCCAAAACCGCCAAATACATGCCCCTTTTGTCTTGGAAAATTAATTACTGCAAAGAAGGCAGTTCCAGGATATACTGTTGTTAAAAGAAAAGACAAAAAAGGTTCTACCTATCATAGTAAAATAGATTTTATGACAAAAACGACACATCCAGAAGGGTTTGCATTGCCCTGTTGTTTTGTGAAACAACAGACTTTGCGTATATCAAACCCACAATTTTCACATATTAGAACACAACTACAAGACACTGCTATTGCAGAAATGGAGACCAATGAAACAGAAGAACATAATAATGATTATGAAGAATTAGTATTCAGAGGCGATGAAGCAATTGAATATGCTGTATTGTTTGAATCATTGTATAAAAAATACATTTTAGAATCAAATAAACATCCAGATCCAGGAGTATTTGCAACAGTCCCACCACATTTTGATAAATTTTTTAGACAAGACTCAAGTGAAAAAATTATTACACGTGTAGCAATCCACTTAAAATTACGACCAAATGCGGTAGGGTTTTTAAGAATTGGAACCGAAAATACAATTTACGAATCATTGTTGGGTGTAATTGCTCCATTAATATATAGAAATTCAATTAATGAAGTGAAAGAGAGAATATTAGAAGTAGTTACGCCACGTATATTTTTAAACTCACATTTCGGAAATTTAGTATTGGAGTTTTTTAATCCAGCAGATGGAAGTGCAATGCCTCCAACAAGACAGGAATTGATGGCATGGTCGTCTACTAATTTAGGAGTCACAATTACCAGTACAAATCTTTATTCATCTATTCGTATTTATAATGCATTTAAAAGATTTATAAGATTTATAAGAGACCCGTCGCAACGCAAGGATTTGCGACATATACAGCCTCTATTGGCAGAACCAGGATTATTTACAACACGTGGCATTCAATTAATTGTGATGGATGAAAACTCAGATGGAGAAATTACTATAAAGTGTCCATCATTTGGTGTGTCTATTGATAGAAATAGAAAGAATGATTTTGCATTTATATCTAGATCATTGAAAAATATTGGTGCATCGGATAATATGTATGCAAGATATGAATTATATTTACATACAAGTAATAAACCAGCAAAAGGGGGAGAAGGAGAAATTCACGAAACTATTATTAGATGGGACTATGCATCACGTCGCTACTGGCCTGAAATAGTACAAAGACGCATTGATGAATATATGAATCAATGTCAAAGCAGATATAGGTCAATATATACATCACAACAAGGTATTAATCCAATGGCAATGATACCTCTGTCTAAAGCAGTTGATGCGGCACCAGTAAGACCAGAAGGCATTGTTAAGGATAGCTATAATCATATTGTAGGAATAACATTTCGTTCAAAACCAGGAGCATCAACATTAGTAGCATTACCAATTGTTGATGATGGGGTAATTTCAATTTCATCAGCATTCTCAATAAAAAATATATATTTAGATTGGGAAGATTTTAAGGCTGCGCCAGTTGACGAGCTTGTTACATATTATAGACGAAATCTTGAAGGATTATTTTCATTATATCCAGGATATATTGTTAAGTATATTGCTAAGCAAACTTCTGATAGACGCATTGTTGCTGTACAATTACAAAATGGGTTATATATTCCAGTATCACCACCAAAGGATAACGCCTCATTAGAGAGTCTGGGGTTGGATGTTGTAATGGTGGAAGAATTTGAATGGTCAATAAACAAACAACTTTCTGGAATAAAGACAAAGATGGAAAGTAATAATTGGGATAAAACGATTAGTGGAACAACGATTGAAAAGGGGTGTGGATTTGATTCAGAACTTATAAGAAAATCTACATATATCCAGTTTGATGAACTTTATCAACAGTTTAGACTAATGGTATCTAATTGGATTACTGGGCAAAAAGCTGGGTCTGAAGTGCGAAAGGGAATTGAAGACATTATTTTTAATGCAAATCTACCAGAATATGAAAAAAGAAAAAGAATGTACATTTATTTATCATCTACATTATTATCTTGGTTTTATCCAGATAAAGAAATATGGGATGCGCCAGTATCATTTTTAAGAAAGGATTGCAGACTAATTGATAGTCCTGAATCGTGTACAGGGACATGTTACTGGAAATCTGATGGAAATAAAACAACAGGAAAATGCTTATTACATATTGATGCTACAACACAATTAGGTGAAAAAACGGAAGAAAGGGATGTATCAACCGCCGAATTATTTGTAAAGCGTATAATTGACGAATTAGTTAGATTTCCAAACCGCCGAAAACAATTAATGAAACGTGGCGAAATATCTAAAGTATCCACAATTATTCAACCAATACGACAAGGCGACCAGTATATAATTCCAGAATCTTCACCAACTTGGACTAATTTATTAAGATTGGATTGGGCTAGACAGTATCCAGAAGAGTCTAAATACTATGAAGAAATGTCTCGTGAAGCAATGGCTGCAAATGAAGAACCACCAAAAGGGCTACTAACACCTGAATTAGAAGAGATACTTGGAGAAGATACAGTACTTCGTGTAAGTATTCCAGAAGTACCCAATAAGAGTCAGCCATTAATGCCATTTACTGGTATTTTAGGTGTAACCTTAGGACAACTTGGGTTATCAGATGATGCTACGAATATAGAAAAGGAAAATTTAATTAAATATGTACAGACGACCTCTAAACCAATTGGATTAATAGATATATCATCTGATACGGATGATGTTACAATAGAATTCGTAAGACCATTTACAGGTGCATTTGATTCTGTTACAATATTTGTATTTTTACCTGAAAAAATTGGATTACTAATTCAAGAAGAAGGAGATTCAACTGTAAAAATAAGAGCGCTTTCAAGTATGCTACAGGATGCCTGGAGAGATGCATCCGTTGTTCAATTAAGGAGACGACCAGTTCCAGTATTAATTGAAGAAGAAAGAAAAATGCCACTTGTGATTGGACAGAATCCGATTATGGCCAAACCACGACGCAAACCATTAGTCGCAGAATTACCTAAAGATACATTAGTTGAAGCAATAGTTCCAGAGAAAAATGGTGCGATTCCTGTAGACACGACTACTAAGAGAAGAAGACCGAGAATTGCTCCTACAACTATAACCAGTTAACCTATCATTTATCAATGATTTAATTAATATTTATACATAGATACTATAAAAAATATTACCTATATATATTGAAATTGCGACATTGAATTAATTAAAACTTAAAAGCAAAATGTGCTAATGATTTTTCTTTTTCTTGTGGGAGTGGTTCTGGTTCAACTGGAATAGGTAAAATGACGGATGATTTACATCCATTTTCAACTGCCCTGCGTCGGCATTCAATCATATCCTCCACTTCATCTTCCAAGATATTTAATCGCATTCGTCTGTAAGATGGATTATCTGGATGTAAAATTACTAAATACAAATCTGCAACTTCAAGTCCATAATATTTTTCCAGTATCCATTTATATACGTTTAGTTGTAGAGTATAATGCCAATAATTAGTATCAGGAAGGTGATCCAATGGGGCAAGTCCAGAACCAAATGGATTTTCAGATTTAATCTCTTTTGAGCGTTTCCAATCATAAATTACAAATTTACCATCTGATTTGCGACGAAAGACCATATCAATTGAACCACATAGTTTAATTTCACTTGATGTCCATACTTCCCATTCTGAGCGATATGGTTCCAAATCATCACCGCAATCTTTCCAAAATTTCATAAAATACTTCCATTCAATAGAGTCAAAAGTTTCTGGTTTAATTTGTTCTGGAGAACCGTGGAGAAATTGTTCAATAGCAAGATGCATTGCTGTTCCAGCTTCTGAAGCAGTTTTTCCATTATCAGACCATTCTTTAATAATTTCTTCGTCTGTTTTACCATAATATTTACTTTGTGTCCATTTAGTTGGATTTTTACGCATTTTAGCAATAATTGCTTTAGGGTCAAAATGACTGAAAAACTCGTGAATAAATCCTGTACAAGATAAATTACCTTCACACGAACCATCAATATAATATTTATGTGTTTCTTCTACAAAATGAATTTTATCATCTCTTGGGTGATAATTAATTCTAGATAGATGTTGCCAGGGTTTGTATGGCATATTAT